AGTCTAGCACTATTTTTAACCATAAAGTCTATAATTTCTTTCTCAAACTCTTTTGAGAAGCCATACTCTTTAAGCATTCCGTCTCTAACAATTTGGTTAATCCTTAAGAATTTATCTTGAGTAGTATCCATACCAAGATCAATATAGTGACATCTTGACATAAGTGCTTCTAAGTGATCTTTAATCTTTTTACTTCTAACATTTTCAAAGTTTACATTAGTAATAAAGATAACACCACCTGCAAAGTCAAACCTATCAGGAATTCCTTCCCTTCTTAGTGCGGAGGATTCTGCCTTCCAACTAATAGTTCTTTTCTTACCTGAGTCTAAAACTGCTTTTAGCATATTAAGACAAACTTCGTCAAACAATACACTATCACAATCATCAAATACTAATATATCACCTTTAGCAGAGTTATTAAACAACGTTTGGTATAATCCAATTGGTGTCATAGAGCCTTTAACAATTTCTGTTTTAGTTACTCCACCAAGTTTAGCCATTGCATCATATTCTTCTAGAATTTTTTCTACACCAAAACTTTTACCAACTCCAGGAGGACCACTTACTATAAGTCCTCTAACAACACCATTAGCAACTGCATCAGTCATTTTATCTAATATTTGAAAACGACCTTTTATTCTGTCCATTGCCTGTTGTGGTGTTTCTGTTTTTTTAGTAACTTTTTTACCAACACCCATTAACCTTACATAATCGTCTTTGCTTGATGGCTCTACATCTGTAGGACTATCAATTAACACTCTTATTTTTTTAAAGTCTGGATTCATAACAGCACTTGCATCTACAGTTACAAATGCACCTCTTTTTCCATAACTAACAGGTTTTATTAAAGGAAAGATCATATCCTTTAATGGGGAACTACGATAAGTTCCTGATTTAATTTTTACAAAGTTTTGCATATTTCCTCCCACGGATTAATTTAAACTATGTATATATAATAGCAAATTTTTACAGATTGTCAAGTGTTTTATCTAATTTTTTGTAAATTATTTTGTTTTTTTAGTGATTTTTTAATAATTCTATCTGATTTCCATAAAATATATTTAACTTCTAGTCTTATTATTTGATGTTTTAACTTAAAATACCATTTATTCATAAAATTATATTTCTCTGATTACTATAACTCCATATAGATCCATTAAAAATGTTTTACATCCGATTCTGTTTATAACATCAATAACTAAATCTATCATGATCTGGCTATTACCACATATTATTGTGAGAGGACATTCTTCTTGATTAAGTAGAATAAAGTTTTCTACTTTAATATCTACCTCATGATGTCTTACACCATGTAAATCAAGTTTCATTATTGCCAATGAGGTCCAAATGCCCAAGCAATTAAAACTCTTCTATTGCCTTTAGTAACAGGATTTACTCCATGTGGTATAAAACTTGGGAAAATTACAGCATCATTTTTTTCTAATGGTGTATCAGTACCCATAATAAAAAGTTCCCCACCGCTAAAGTTGTCATTTAATTGAATTGTCATACTTAACTTTCTAACATCTGAATCTATATAAAATACGTCTTGATGCTCTGTTAAAAATCCAACATCTTCTTCTCTATATTCTAATAAATGTGCATTAATATTTCCTTCAGTTAAATTAATGTGGTTATTTCCTTTATTATATGTTTTAAATAAATCTTCTAGTTCTTTAATTATTTCAGGACAGTCCTGAAGTCCAGTTCTCCACACTCTCCTATCATTTGATAAGAAGTTTTTTTCATAAGTTTTTTGATTTTTGTCTTTTTTAAGTATAGTAAATCCGCCCTTTTGCCAGGGTTTATCCATAGTATCTAAATATTCTGTTGCTTCTTTAGATAGAGAATTTTTTACTATTAAGGGCTTCATTAGTCTATTACAATATCTTCCATTCCTGCTGTTCGCAGTCTAGTAATATGTCCTATTTGCCATTGCTTGGTATCTAATCCTTTCATTATACCTAAGTATTTGTTTCTAAGTAAACTAAACTGATTTACCAAGTGAGTTAAATCTATAACTGATTGCTCACCATCTACAAATTTATCTGCGTCTCTACTAGATAATGTCCTGTTATAGTTTTCTAAATATTTTCTAAATGTTTTAGAACGTTCTTTGCGAAGTTCTATGTTTAAATGTTCGAGAATTGCTTCAATCTCTTGTAGTTGATTGAAGCGAAACTCTGTGAGACCGGGGAGGGAAGAACTGGCTTTTTCCAGACTTCCCTTTATTTTAACTTCCCATCTTGCATCGTTCAATTCTTTTTCATAATACTCGATTGCCGGAACTATATTACCTAAGTCTTGAACTATATTATTATAATGGGTAGCCATTTAATTAATCCCAATCCTCATCTTCATCATCTTCCAACCCAATGTCAAAGTGGCTGATTAATGCGGCCTTCATTACAGAATCGAACTCGTTAGCATGATCTTCTGCTTCTGAGATATCTACATTATCTTCAAAAGTTCTAACTAGTTCTTCTGCAACATGGACTCTTTCCTTTGCAGGGATATATGCCTTAACGGTATCCCATGCGTCTAACAATAGTGCTACTTCAGGACTCATCTGTGTAATCCTCCATATCTGGTTCTAATACATCTGGATCTATATCCTCAATATCATCTTCTATTGCAAGAGGATTTTGTCCCCATTCATCTAAAACTACCTGAAGTTTATCATTTGTCCAGGCTTTTCTGAACTCTTTGATAATTTCTCCTGTAACTGGAGAAACATACTCTAGTTTATTTCCAGTTTTTTGTACTATGCCTTTTTGTTCTAGCATTTCTAACATACCACTATAAGGATCCATTCCTGTTTCATATGGAATCTTGATCTGCACACCTTCAAAAGGTTTGCTGTATCTGGACTTCATAACTTTACAGGCGGCTCTTATACCTTGTACGGAAGAAACTTTGTTGCCGTCGGCATCTTCTTTTAGTTTTAGTTTTTTAATTGCTACTACAATACTACTTGCATATATAAATCCTTGACCGCCTGAGATTTTATCATCAGGGTCAAACATATCTTGTGATGCATAAGTATGGTTAGTTGCTACTATACCAATTGGAAAGGGTGCTATTTGGTTAACTGTATTTCTAACTAAAGACGCCAAAGCCTTTGGTTTTCTACCCATATCACCTTTCATGTCACCTTTATTAAATTGGTCAACGTCTGTAGGTGTTAATAACATTCCCAAACTATCTATAACAAATAATAACTTAGGCATATCTTCATACTCCATATCGCCATAATTTGCTTTATAGTCTTTCATAAATTCAGATATTGCTTTAGCAACATCATCAATCATGCTTACACTAACCTTTAATAGTTTTTCTGGGCTTGTATCAACATCTAATGCCTGTAGCCATTGCTCGTCCAATGCATTTTCAGAGTCAAATAATACTACCTGACATCCTTTATCTTGTGCATTTTTTACAATGTTTCCAGAACATATAAATGATTTACCAGAACCTGATTCACCTGCAAACACACTAACTTTACCTAGTGGGATACCTCCATTGAAGTCCCCACTTATTAGGTAGTCTAATGTTTTGTTACCAGTACTAATCCAATCCTTAGGGTCATGGAAGCCTGCACTGATACCAGATATGCTTTTAGTCAATCCAGTTCTGAACTTTGTTAAGTCAAAAGGTTTTTGCATGATTCCTCCTAACTAGTTTGTCTGTTTCTGATCATACTAAGAATGTCATCTGCTGACTTCTTACCTGCATCTACAGTTGCTTCTGCTGGAGCAGTTGCTTCTGCTGGAGCACTTGCTACTGGCTCAGCCGCTGGTGCTGGTGCAGGTGCAGTTTCAGTTACAGGAGCCACACTCTCTGTTGCAGGCTGTGATACTGCTGGAGCAGGTTGAGCCGGTGCAACTGTTGATTGTGTGCTGGTTCCAACATCAAGTCCATAGGGTTTGTAAAAGTTACCCCATTTTGCTGGGTCATATAACTCCCCATCTACTGATGCTTGGAACATTTCTGCTATTGCTTGTACGCCTTCTACAGAAGGTTTTGCTGGAAGATAATCATTTAGATTATGTAAACCATGTGTATCAATAGCCGCTAAATTTTCTTCAGTAAGAGCAGTTTCTTTTCTTGCCCACTTACTTGTGGAATAATCTGCGTATTGTCCTTTAGTTGTTTTTGCTAAACGGAAGTCAGTACCTGCAACATAATCAGTTGGTAAATTTTCCATTTCTGGATCCATTAATGCTGATTTAATTATGTTAAATATTTGAGGACCAATTACAAAACGTCTAATTGGATTCTCAGGACTTTCTTCATTTAGTGGATTTTCATTTACAAATCCTTGGAAAATGTACGAACGTTTTTTCCAATACTTTCTGCCCATGTCTTCTAAAGATGGATCTTTAAACCAAGGTCTTACCTCTTGTAAGACTGGACATGTTTCACCAAACATTTCCATACAAGGTACTTGTACAGTTGTTGGTTTTTGATCGCCGCCTACTACTCCTGGGAATGTAAGTCTGATCATTTGTCGTTCTACCCAAAAGAACGTGTTGTTTGGATCTGAGTCAGGTAAGAACCTTAACAAGGTACTTGTTCCTTCGTCTATGTTCCAAAATGGGTATATTGCGTTATCGCTTTGAGCTTGGGAATTACCTTTGGAATTGCTTTCCATTGATTGTAACTTTGCTCTTATTTCTGCTAATGAGGCCATGATATTTCTCCTATATTTGCCATGTTCGTAATACCTTCTGTGTTTAGAGTATTACTAGTTTTCTATTATAATGCCATGATGCAAAAAAGTCAAGTACTTTTTTACAACTATTGGCCATTTCTGGCCAACAAAATTATTTATCTTTATATGCTGATTTTACTCTGCAAATTGGCTTATAAACACTTCATATGCCTCAGCAATATCCATTGGTGCTGATTGTGTAAGAGGTGTGCTATTAGCACTTAATAAACAACTTTTAATAGTACCGTATTCAAACTGATTAAGTTTTCCACCGTCACTAAGTTTGCTACTCAAATTTTGTAAATAATTTGATAGTCTTTCATCTTTTGCTGTTTGGCCTAACATACTTACCTGATGTCCAAGTCTTGCATTAGGATTTTCGAAATCCATAACATCTGTTTCTGTTAGCCTGTCTTTTAGTCCAGCAAAATTTTCTGACTCAACTGCCTTTGTTATATAACTTTCAAAACTTTTCTTTCTATTAATTAAGTTTTTTAAGTTATCAGTAACATTAGCAACTCTGTCGTCAAAATGTGTTTCTGTAAATTTACTTTCAATATCAATATCATCAGTTAATACTTCAACTGATTTAAAATCTTGTAAACTTTCTACTGCATTAGCATAACTTTTTACACCTTGCAATCTTTTAAAATACCCTCGGATTTCCTGAATATTTTCCATAGCCAATTCAACTATGTCTTGATTATCTTCGTTTACTAATTTAGAATTTTTAACGTATCTTACAAACTCACGGAGTTGTTTGTAATCTTTTGCCATTTCTGTAATAGTTGTTCCTATTGAATCAAAAGTTTCGCCACCATTATGTAAATGTCTAGCCATAGCTCTTGCCATTGCTATATTATTTTCTGGTAACTTAAACATTTCCTGTCCGCGTTTAATATACATACTATGTACATCTCTGCTTCTAGCACCACGTTTTTCTTCATCTATAGGTTTCTTATGTCTTAATACAATCTTAACTTCGTCTATTCCCTGATAACTGGACTTAGATGAGCCAGAAAGTTTACTAAAACTCGCTTCCATTACATCTGCCATGTCTTTCTCCGCACTCTTTTTGACGTTTATTTCTTCGCCTTTAGGTTTTATTTTTCTGTTAAAAATTTTGTAATCAAAATTCATTAAATAATCTTGGGCTAAATCTTTTATCATAGATCTTACAGGCTCTTCTGATAAATCTTCACTAGTTGCCAACATAATTGTTTTTTCTCCTAAGTCTAACCTTGCTAAAAGATTAGGTTCTTGGACTGCAAAACGTGTTGCTTCTTGAGGATTTAATACTAAATCGCCTTCTTTATTATAACTTTTAACACTATACCCAAATCCTTTAAGTATGTTAAAAATTTTTTCTGATACTATTTCGTAATTTACTGCCATACTTCTATTTATCGTTCTTTGCTACAAAAGTGTCTACATAACTACTTAGTTCGGAATAACACGAATGATCGTTATGTATTTTAAAATATAGATTATGATTGTGTAACAAAATATCTTTCATTTCCACTAAAATATTACACCATTTATCATGACTCCATCCAGACAGTTCTTTGAAAAGGTTGTTTATGTGTTCCATTCTATAATCAGAAAATTGTATCTTGTCATAACTTTCGTCCCACCATTTACCAAATGTTTTAAATCCCATATTATGTAAAACTTCTAAACTATTGGGTTCACCAATAAATACAAAAGGGTACAGATACTTTAATGGTTTATTAAGTTTTTCTGAAAAAAATACTTCTCCATGTGGGGAATCCATTTCTGTTTCAAATAAAAATTCACAGTAGGCTTTGTTATATAATTGATAATCCATAAAAAACTTTAATAAATCTTTTGGAGTAACTACATCACTTTTAAATTGCTCTACTGTATTTTGCCATGGTAAAGTTTCCTTAAATTTATAATTATTATCATAATTAAATTGGTCTACCTCATCTTTAGTAGCATTTACAGAAATTATATTTTCTTGTAATAAATTATTTTGATATACAAATTCTGCAAATTGGCTTCTTTTACGTCTTGGTTTTCTTATAAGTGCCATA